AGCGAAACGGTGTGCATTGATTGCAGTAGATGAAATGATTGATATTAGAAACGGTTTATATATTAACGAGGGCAGTATTGCTCATCAATGGCTCCTGGATGTTAAACACGAAATTGAAAAGCTATGAGAGTTCTTATATTGTACAACCCTAAGCAAAAGATAGACTATCGTAAGATCAAGCGGTGGAAGGTTCGTGTTAATATATCGAATAATTTTTACAAGAATTTTGAGTTTGATTAGAAAATAATTATTATATTTGTAATCGTTCGGGCAGGAACTTGAAAAACATTATTCAAACGCTTTTAGATGAGTAGGACTGCCCTCCGAAAATTTAAAGGCGTTTTTTAATTTAGGGCAGTAAATATGAAAACAGGATTTATTTTACACTTAGACAGTTTATCAGTGTTGGATGAACTAACAAATGAACAAGCAGGAATTTTATTTAAAGCTATTCGAGATTATAATTCAGGAAAAGAACCCGAGTTAGATTTTGCGATGCGTATGGCTTTTATTCCGTTTAAGAATCAATTTGAACGTGATTTAAAAACTTATAATAATACTTGTGAACGTAATAGGAATAATGGCGCTAAAGGTGGCAGACCAAAGAAACCCACTGAAACCCAAGAAACCCAAGTGGTTTTTGAAAAACCCAAAAAAGCCGATAATAAGAATGATAATGATAATAAGAATGATAATAATATAGTTCCTTTTCAGGAACGTGTACATGGTTTTTTGAATTGGTTTAATTTAGAATTTATAAAACACGGAAAACAACAAGGTAAGTTTAGAACATTAAACAACCAAACTGAAAGTAACTTAAAAAAACTTTTGGATAAATATTCTACTGATGAATGGAGTTACGCTTTTGAGAATATGATTAAAAGTGAATGGGTAATAGAAAGTAAAAACGCAACGCCTGACCATTTCTTAAGACCTGCTAACTTTGAGAAATATTTAAACCAACCTAAACAACAAGAAGAAAAATTTAATTTACCTCATTTACGATGAACGGATTTAAGATAACTGAACAAGGCGATATTGTAGATAAGATTTACAAGCATCGTGATAACTACCATAAAAAAGGAATGTTTTTAGGTTGGGAACAATTACACAAACATTACTCAATGACATTAGGTAATTGCACCGATTGGACGGGTTACCCAATGAGTGGTAAAACTCAAGTTTTAATGGAACTTTTGGTAAACACTTCAAAGTTTTACGGTTGGAAACATTTAGTTTATTTTCCTGACGTAGGAAACAATGTTGAAATAGTAGCCGATTTAATACACAAAAAGACGGGTAAAAGTTTTAACCCAAATGCAGAAAACGTAATTACGGATATTGAAATAACGCACGCTATGGAATGGGTATTTAGACACTTTAACATCGTTACTCGTAAAGAAACAAAAGGAAAATTAAGTCCGCAGGATTTTTGGGAATGGGCAATTAAATTAAAAAACACGGATGAAGGATTACAAACTGCTTCGATTGATAGTTGGAAGGATATGAGCCACGATTACGAAAAACACGGAGGATACGCACAATATTTGGAGTATATTTTACCATTAAGAAATCATATTGCCGAACAAAACGAATTACATTTACACACGATCATTCACCCTAAGTTAACTGAAAAGGAAAACGGCAAAAGACCTGCTCCAAGTCCTTACGATTTAAAAGGTGGTAGTGAATGGTTTAACTCGGGTAAATCAATGATAACCGTTCATCGTGAGGATATTTTAAGCAATGAAGTTACAATTTACTTTAACAAAATTAAACCACGTTCAATAGGCGAAGTTGGAAGCATTAAAATGTACTTTGACAAAGACCGATTGACTTACTATTTTCAGGATGCAGAAAATAACAATTACACGAAATATTACGCAAGTGAACAACGCAATGTAATTAGTAATCAGTTTCCAGCTAAACAACTACCATTAACCCAACCCGATGTAGTTATCGGAAAAGAATTACTTTCGTTTTCGGAAAAGATGAACCAAAGTAAAGGCGATGTTCCTTTTTGATTATTATAACAAACAAAAACACGAATAAATGAACGAACTGACAATTATAACTGGCAAAGTAAACTTAGACACTACTTATTTAAAGATTAAACTAAGCCTTGAAGAAATAAAAGAACGTGCTTCAAATAGATATGATTTAATACATTCAATGGAACGGAGCTTAGCAGACTTACAACAAGTAAAGATTAGCTATGATGCTATGGAAAAAGAACTAAGAGCAGCATTACAGCAAAATTTCAGACTTGAAAAGCTATTAATGGAGGAGAAATTTAAAGTCAAGGATTTACAAACACAATTAAAAATGAAAGATGCCACGCTGTAAACATTGCAAAGAAAAGTTTGATCCTATCCGATTCAATATGAAATACTGCTTAAAAGATGAGTGTGTTCGTGTTTGGGTAGAATCTGAAAAGGCGAAACAATGGAAAGTTAAAAAGCAGAAAATGAAACAAGACTTAGAAACTATCCAAGACTTTTTAAATATGACACAAGTTGTATTTAATCGATTTATACGTGAGCGAGATAAACACGAAAATTGTATAAGCTGTGGAAAGAAAATAAATGGAGTAAGACACGCATCACACTATTTAAGTGCTGGAGGACATTCAAACGTACGATTTCACGAAGATAATGTTTGGGTAAGTTGTTATAAATGTAACGTGATGCTTTCAGGTAATCAAGTTGAATACAGAAAAAGGCTAATTGACAAAATCGGAGTTGAGCGAGTTGAATGGTTAGAGGAAAATGGAGCAACAGAAAGAAGATACACCAAAGAGGAGCTACGAGAAATTATGTTGACTTATAAAAAAAAGATAAAAGAATTGTAATTATATTAAAAAGAATAACTATATTTGACCCAACAATTAAAACTTAAATTATGAGCGTAACTAATTTTGAAGAGTTCACACACGAACTTACAAGCGAAGAAATGGAGATTTTGCCAGTAGTGGTGCATGGTTTCCGAAACTACAAAAAGGCGAACCCAATAAAGTCGGAGTTAATAGTAACCCGAATGAACGAATATCTTTTAGCACGAGGTTATAAAATTAAAATGACTGGAGTACGTTTGCGTAAAATGGTTAACTACATTCGTACAAACGGCATAATCCCGCTGGACGTCTAACGGATATTTTACAAGCGATTGTAAGCAAACTATCGCTGAACAAATAAAAAGCCTTCAGGAACGAGCAAACAGCATAGAACGTTGTGCGGAAGGTCTTAGAAAATTTTTATAATTTTTTTTATTCTTTAGTATTATATTAGAAAATATAGTTATATTTGTAAACAATTAAAATTCAAATTATGAAAAAGTTATTAGAAATTCAGGCAGAATTAAAATGTCCAAAAGGAAGTTTAAACAAGTTCGGTAATTACAAATATCGTAGTGCTGAGCAAATTTTAGAATCGGCAAAACCTATCTTAGTAAAACACGAATCTACTTTGGTTCTTTCAGATACTATTGTTGAAGTAGGTAGTAAGCTATTTTTAAAAGCAACAGCAACGTTAAAATGCGGAACTGACATTGTAGAGGTTTATGGTTGGGCAGAACTTGGTGAACACAAAGGAATGTCATCTGAACAATGCACTGGCACAGCTTCAAGTTACGCACGTAAATACGCATTGAATGGTTTATTCTTAATTGATGAAACTGAAAGCGACCCCGATTCAAAAGATAACAAAAAAGAAGAACCTAAAAACACGGAAGCAAAAAAGCCTACAATACAAGGTGAACGATTCTTAAAAGCAGTTGAAGCTATCCGTAATGGAGAATTTACAGCTGAAGAACTACAAGCAAAGTTTGAATTAAATGAAGTTCAACAAAAAGCACTTTTATTGTTATGAAAATACGAGCTTCACAAATAGGAAAATTGATGACTTCACCCAAAACAAAGGGTGAGGTCTTATCTAAAACTACAAAGACATACATTCAGGAACTTGCAATCGAACATAAATACGGAATCCGTAAAGAGTTTTGGAGCAGATACACTGATAAAGGTAATGAAGTAGAAAACGATGGAATAGAATTGGTTAACGATGTGTTGAACTTAGGCTTTATTTACAAGAATGAAGAGAATTTAACAAACGATTATTTAACTGGAACGCCAGACGTAAACACGAATGAAATTCTTTTAGATGTTAAATGCAGTTGGGATGCTACTACGTTTCCATTTTTTGAAAGCGAATGTCCGAACAAAGATTATTACTACCAGCTGCAAGGTTATATGTGGTTAACAGGAAAAGACGAAGCGTTACTTTGTTATTGCTTAGTAAATACACCATTTCAAATAGTTGAGGACGAGGTAAGGCGTGAACATTGGAAACAAGGGTTAATAGATGAAAGTTTGGATGTAAGAGACTTTGTACAGTCGAAACATAACTTTGACCACATACCAAAAGAAAAGCGCGTCAAGGTCTTTAAAATAGCAAAAGACGAAAGCGTAATAGAACAAATCAAAGAACGAATAGAGTTAGCAAGAGTATATTATAACAATTTAATTAATGAATTATGAATGTAAATAAAAAAGTAGCAAATAAAAAATGGATAATTTGCTTAAATGACATTAAAAGTCAAATAGATAATAGTAGTGTTACTAATCTAAATGCTATAACAAGAAAACACCGTACTGGAAACCAATTAGCAACAATGCTATTAAGGAAAAATATTGTGTTTAAAGATTATTTAGGTATATATAAATGGAATGAAAATGTAGAAGTTAATAATAAATTAATTGATGAATACAGAAAGTTCCAAAAAATGCAAAGAAAACAAACGCAACCTCAATTACAATTTGATATGAATTATATAGAAATACCAGCAGAAATAAAAGCTAAGGCAAGGGCTGAATCAAAAACACGAGCAACAAAAGTAAAAGTTCAAGAGCCAATAAACATTCCTACTCAACAAAATGAGTATGGGTTAATTCGTAAATTCTTGAAATTGATATGGACATTTTTAAAATGGTTATGGTAATGGAAGATTTAAAAGTAATGGGTTACTACAAAAACACGACCCGAGACCAAATAGTACAAATCAAAGACTTTAAAAAAGATAAACTTTGGTACGAAACAATAAGACAATATGAAACAAATCCTATAACAGAGTTCTGCTGTTCGGTTGAAAGATTTAAAAGGTTATATATTAAAACAAAGTAAAAATGGAAAAGACAATCAACGAAACAGAATTAATTAGCATTATAGGCAACGAGGCTTATTTTAAGTTTGCTGGAGATATTTATAAGTTACTCAAAGAAAGCGAAGCATATAAACGCCAAGATGACGTAGTGTATTATATTGGTGCTTCACCTTTAAACGAAACAACGTGGTTTCATTATGAAGCATCTTTATTTAAAAAGCTGGAGGGTGATGAGTTTGGGTTTACTCGAATGATAATAACCGATGACTTAGATATGACCTTAGACCGCATTAATTACGCAAAAGAAGAAATAAAAAAGAACGGCGGTGAAGATGGAATTTGGATTAATCATAAATAAATAAGTAAAATGGAAAAGAGAGACAACAGTGGAGCGTTATTCACTAACGACAAAAGAGAAAAGGAAACGCACCCGCACTATCAAGGAAAGGCAACTATCGGTGGCGTTGAGTATTATGTTTCAGCATGGGTAAAAGACGGACAAAAAGGAAAGTTTCAAAGCCTAAGTTTTAAACCAGTTCAGGAACAAGCGAAGCCAACAGCTGGAAAACCAAGTTATGGCAAGGAGTTCGATGACTTTTTAAATGGTATATGAATTACGCAGCACAAGTTTTAAGCGAAGCGAATGAAGTAACACGGGCAATGGTTAAACAGTACCTACAAAAACACGAATTGAGCTTAAACGCTTTTTCTAAGTTAGTAGGAATAAGACAACCTAACCTGCATAAATTCATGAGTGGAAGTAGTTTGTCCAGTAGATCAATAGAAAAGCTGGGTGAGTTTTTTAGTAAATAATTTAAAGCGGAACGTAAAAAATTCCGCTTTTTTTTATTCTTTTTGTTGTTATATTAAAAAATGTAATTATATTTGTTCAACAATTAACAATTAAAAATACGAATTATGAAAAATTTAACAAGAGATTGCCAAGAGTGTAATGGTTGGGGAACTGTAACAATTGAACACAATGGAACTGAAATTCCTTATTTGCAGGATGTAGTGGATTATGAATGTATGTCATGCTCAGGAACTGGTCAACAATTAGATGCTGATTTAATTAAAGAGCGAATTGAGGACATTGAATACATGATTGACGGTATGCAAACACGAATGAGAATGTTATCCGATTTTATTAAGACTTCAAACAAAGGCTACCTACCTAATTTAGCTAAAAAATACAGTGATAGATTAGAGCTTTGCTCAAGAGCTTTAGGACGTTTGTTGAACTATAAAAGAAAATTACATAACTTAGCCATGTGAAATACTTAACGATACTTTTATTTCCTTTCATTATAGCCTTATTCTTTTTGGATAGGGCTGTACTTGTTTTTGTTTGGAGCGTTCCGAGTATTAAGATTCAGAAATGGTTGTTTAATGAGGTGGAAATGCGAAAGAGTTTGATTCGTGTTTTGGGTGGTTTGATAGTTGTATTATTTATTTTATTGTTGTTTATAATTGGACACTAACCGTTTTTTAAATGACCTTTACGCAGACCATAAACACTGGATTAAAGTTGTGCGCTCGTTTGGAGAGTATTA